TAAAAATTTGGTATGCTCTATTCCTTCCATTCCATTCTTATTACCAATTGCACCTTGTGCCCAATTTGTAAGATAATCTAAAAATTGTGAATTACCAAATCCTCTTGTGGTAACTGCAACATATTCTGGTTCTAAATTCATTGGATATTGGATTTCTGTATCTGCGAAATGTGTTATCCATTCTACATTTATTCCCATACTCATATACTTCAAATAAGAATCATAATCGGGAGTAATGGTTAGATGAAATTTGTTTGCTTTTGGTGAATTTCTTTCCCAGTTTTGTGGATCATCTCCACTCTCTTGTATCCAAAATGCATTTGGAACTAATTCTTTATTTAAGTATGGTGAATCAAATCTACCCCAATCCATAAAAATAACAATATCGGAATCAGGTTTTAGTTCAACCCATCTTTGTAATTTCATATCGTGGTAGTGACCTGTTCTATTACTTCCAATTGAAATTATTTCGGTTTTCCAACCTCTTAACTGAAATTCTTTTATAAGTGCCATTGGTGTAGACCATTGTTCACCTTCTTCATATGCATAGATAAATGTAACCTTCATATAACTTATAGAGTATCGTAATAATCGTTTTGTTTTTCTTGTCTTTTAATATCTTTTACGTGCTTTATACAGTACACTTCATAAGAAGGAAAATTACTATAATTTTCAAATCCAACAATTCTTTCATGCACTTTATTTACCCAGCCAATTTTTTCTGAATTTTTATATATTCTTGTTTGGTAATCGGGAAAATTTATCCAACCATTCTCATTTACTTTCCATCCCCACTTTTGAATATGTTCATCTGTGATTCCATTTACTATATTAATTCTAGGAACAACAATCATATCTTTATCGGAATTGGAATCAAGTATATCTTCTAAATTAACAATTAATTCTGGCTCCAAATATTCATCTGCATCTAATTGAAATATCCACTCACCTTTACATTCGGAATTGAGTAGGTTTTTCCATTCTGCAAAATCTCCACCAAAATCAGATTCTATCAAATTTATCTTATCTGCTTTTGCTTGTAATTCCAAATATTCAATTAGTTCATCGGATGCCTTTGGTATATCTAATAATACAACTATTTCAGAATTTTCTCCTTTGTAATTTAGTAATTGAGTTAGAAGTTTTATAATTTCTTCAAATTCATTACAAACCGTCACTGCGTAACTTATTTTCATTTTCTTCATTTTTAATTTTACTATCAGAAACTAACATTAGAGTTTCTTTTACTTCATCCCAAGCGTTTGGAGTCAAATTCCAATGGTTAGATGCTGCCACAAATCCCCTCATCCATATTACAAATTCATCAGGTGTCATTGATTTTCTCTTTGAACTTTTATTTCTTTAATTTTTGTTTTATAGGAATCTTTATTACTGATTTTCGTAATCAATTTTGTTACATTCATATCCAAATCAAAATATCGTTTCATACCACTAATCTTATATGTTCTATAAATTTTATCATTAATAGATGGTACGTTAATTAAATGTTTATTATAAAATTGCCTTGCTCCACCTTCTACTATTATTTTTCCCTTTTCTACATCAATTAATTTATCAAAAAATTTTTTTAATATATTTGGGTTTATATCTGTTATTTTTAAACAATGTATTAAGTCTTGTTTATCTGATACAAATAAAGTAAAAATTATTGGACTATCATAAAAACTATATTTTTTCCTTTCTCCCTCAACATTTATATATTCGGTAATTAAATAAAATTTACCTTTTTTAAATCCACTACCTTTTTCGTAGTCTTCAATCCATTTTTGATACTGTTTTATATAGTTTCTATTTGATGCCACTTTATTTATTTAACATTTTCAATTTTGGTAATTGTAATTTTTGAAACTTAGGTTGTATTTTAGTATAAATACCATACTTGTTCAAAATGGTATCAAACATTTCTGTCATTTTTGACAAACTAAAATTTTCTTTGTTTTGCTTTGCCAATTTCAATGCTGCGGTTTTATACTTATCATAGTTTGAATAAACATCCTTTATAACCGATATTGCTTTTGATATGTTTACATTAAACCACTTTGCTTCTTTCAGTAAGAATTGGTCTGCTGCTGATTCGTGAACTTCTTTTAATTCACCTTCCAATAATACCGCACCTTCTTTTAAGAAATCAATATGCCCACTCCAATTAGAAACTATTAAAGGTTTTCCTGTCAAACTAAATTCTAAAAGAGGTCTTCCAAATCCTTCACCTTTTGTGAAGTTTATCATTACTTTTACTTTTGGGTGATTATACAATCCATTTATACCATCAATTCCCATATCACCATGCAGTAAATAAATGGGAACTTTTCCATAATCACTACCTAATGCATCTTTTATTTTTGCAACTATTTTTTCTCTATCTAATACACTAAATGTTGCGGATGATGTTTTCAATATCAATGCTGGTTTTTCTTTTTCATTTTTAAATGCCATTGCGAATGTTTTAATCATCATTCCAACATTCTTTCTATCTTCTCCTAAATTTCCTTGCAACCAATGTCCTACAAATAGAAAACAAAAGTTTTCTTTAATTTCATTTAATTCTTTTATTTCTAAAATATCTTTTGTTCCAAAAAATTTCTCATCAAATCCTTCAAATAAAACCTCTACTGGTTTTTCTATTTTGTGCTCTTTTATTATTTGATTTGTTCTTCTATCTGCTTCATTATAGATGGTTCCCACTAAACTGATTTTTGCATGTTCGGATGGTACTATAATTAAATCCATTCTATTACACCCATGTATCCAATCCATTGCACATGCTGTAGTTTCTATACCAGCAGTAATTCCAATATTATAGTGTCCTAATGCTTGAAATTCATTTGGAACGGTAACTTGCATATAAATGTCCGGCTTTTCAGCTACATTTGTAGTTATGTTATCAATAATCCATTTGTGAAATTCATCCGAATAGTTTAGTGCATCCATTGGAGTATTTCCCCATCTCGTACTAATAACTTTAATATCAAATTTATCCAATTTATATAATGAGTGTAATAAATCTCTTGCGTGGTCACCATACCCACTTCTTGTTGCAACGGGTGCCTGAAATATTAATGTTGGTTTCATATTATAATTTTATTAACTGATATTTTTTTATTGGTTTCCAGTTTGTAAATGCTGTCTCCATTCCATCTACCAATGATTGACACATATATTTTACTCCAAGTTTTCCATCACTCAACATCCACTCTCTTCCTTTTAGACCCACTTCTTTTCTTTTTTCTCTACCCATATCATAAAACTCTCTAATCAATGGTGCTACATCTTCAAAATCTACTCTATCATCAAAAATATATGGAGTAGGAACTGATCCCGTAGTTGAACGAACTGGCCAGATTGGGTTTACCCATTCACCAAATGTAACCGTATCTTTTAATGCTCTATGATGTATAGAACCGATTTTAACATAATCATCTGCTGTTAGTAATTTATTTGTTTTTTTATCTCTGAACCCACATTGGTCTTGCATACCACCCGTAACATTTACAATTATAGGTGTTCCTGCCATTACACTTTCAGCGGTTGCTAATCCAAATCCTTCATTGGATGCCAGATTAATTGTCACGTCTGCAATATTATATAACCAATTCAAACCTTCTTCACTAAATCTACCTTTCGTAAAAATAACATTTGCATCTGGCATACAATGTTCTATAAACTTATTTAAGTCGGTTCCGTTTTCATCAACCGGTGCGGTATGCATTAACATACAAACTTTTTCTCTTTCTTTTTCGGGTAACCCTTTTCTAAATTCTTCAAATGCCAATAGAGCATCAATTGGTTGTTTTCTTCTAATATTTCTATTATTCCAATATAATACGAAATCATATTTTTTTCCATCAAATACACTATCTATAAAATCCTGTGGTACGTTATCTACCGGTTTAAAATATTCATCATTTATACCATGTGGAACATATGATACTTGCCAATCTTCCGGTTTCTTCCAATGCTTTTCTTTATCCCAACCCCAAACTCTTTTAGTAATACCATAGGTTTGTTTAGAAATACAACCAATCCAATCACAACTTTCGTAGTAATCTCTATTGTATTTTGGATCTGGTAGATCATCCCATATGTGGTAGAAAAACAAAGGAACGGATTGTCTTATTTCATGTGCCATTTCATACAACCAAATCCAATACCTAGGATCCGTGAAGTGTAGAATAGCATCTGGCTTTTCTATGTTTATTAATTGTCTAATTGTATCAGGATTACCATATCCATCAAACGGATATATTTTTACCGATGCATCTTCTACTCCCGTCTTTTCTTTGACATCCGAAGATACATCAAGTACTTTACCCATTTCAGGATGTTTGATTGCTGCCCCTAATTGAACCCAATCGTATTTATCAACGGTACCTAATACTAATTGTTTGGAAACTGTGGCAATACCACTAGTCATTCTTAAATCATCTGATAGTAACAGAATTTTCTTTTTAGCCATAACTTTTTATAAATAATTATTATTGTTTTACTTTTTTCCATCACACATTCCTCTTTCATAGAACTCACACCATTCGCAAAGTTTGGATGGTTTTTTAACATATTCTATATCTACTCTATACTTACCCTCATTATCAAATACGGTATCTACAAACTCCTTAAAACTGCTCCAGGCTTTATTCACCGATGATTTCCCATTTGCAGGAACATGTCTGGATATTCTATGGGTTGGCATATCTTCTCTTATCTGCACTTTTCTTTTTAGGATGATAAATTCAACATCAATCATATCAACAGATATGTTCAACATTTCTGCATAAAACTTTTTGTATAAAAGTATTTGTGCATTCTTTACTGGATCCTTTTTTTGATAATCGTTCCAACCTCTTGTAGAAGTTTTGAAATCTATTATTTTATATTTGCCTGTAAATGTATCTTTGATAACCAAATCTATGAATCCCAAAAAATTAACATTGTCTGCTATTTTTGTATTTATTGGTTGTTCGATGGCAACCAACTCATCATGCTTTAATGAAAAGAACTTATTAAAGTTTTTTGATTTTTGAAACCAATCCAATAAAACATTACCATCTTCTAAAAACTCAACAAGTTCTTCTTTTGAACATATTTCGGTTTCAGAATTAGCTGATTCTTTTATGTATTGTTCTCTCATTTTAGATTTGAGAGTTTCTTTCAAATTGATAAGTTTATCTGCTTGTGATTTTGAAATCCTCAAACACTTCTCCAAATACTCTTGTAAAGTTTCATGCATTGCCGTTCCGAATATAGCATGTATGTTTGAACCCCCTGTAGCGAGTTCATCTATATAACTTAATTTGTACTGCTGTGGGCATGAACTCCACATACTATATTGCGAAAACGATACTCTTGCCACTATAACTTTAATTTAAGTTTTGTTATTTGCTTTTTATCTACACCATACTTTTCACAAATATACTTGATATTTTCTCTACCTTCTCTTGTAGAATATAAAACTTCAAGATATTCATTTGCTTGTCTCTCCGAACAAAGGTACTCATTTTTTATCAAATCAACAACAAAATCTTCATATTTTTCTTCTGCTTTTCCTTTTGTATATTTCAAAAAATGATTACCTTTTGGAATTATATTGATGTATAATTTATACATCTCCGCTGGTTCTAATGTTTGTGTAAGTGGGAGTATTGTAGCAATCAACTCAACCCATTCAGGCTTCATAGATAGAAACCTATTAATCATAAAATTACTCCAACTTTTTAAATCTTCTTCTGATAGATTTTTGAAGTAATTTGGGTCTTGTTCGTTTGTTATAGCTCTTATGTGATCAAATAACTTTTTACCCGCCATTATTCAATAATTGTTGTTTTATCTTTAAGTTCTTCAGGAAGTAATTCTTGTAGTGCCTTTCCACATTGAGTACACAAATACAACTCAACCGGTAAAACGGTATCCTTTGGTTGTCCTGTTAACAATCTGGAAAATTTTTTAAATCTATATCCAGGCATAAATACCTTACTACCACATTCGCATTCTAAATCTCTTGCATCGTTTAGAGAAACGTTTAGTGGTAATTGATTTTGTTCTTGACTCATTTTATTATATTTAAAATTTGAATAATTGTACTCATAAATACTATCTCTTTATCCACAACAAGTGCATCTT